TTAAGAACCTAAAGTACTTACACCACGTGTCTTCTGAACTGATGTAGCCGCACCAATTGATCCACCAGTTGTTTGAACAGCATTGTCAAAACGAACAGTTAGGTCAATCATAGCTGGACCATTTTCTTTATAGTCCAATGTTTGCCAGTTTGTTTTTTCTAGGTAGCAACCATAGCACTCCCATGTCTCTAAAACATTAGGAGTATTAGATCCGTTGCCGCCATCAAGCATTTCAATGCGTAGTGTGAACTTGTAATCACCGGCAGCGGCCGCTGAACTTTGTTCAAAGAAATCGTATTGTTTCTGATTTTGTTCACCAACCAACTTGGTAACTTGACCAGTAACATCATCTCTTAGTTTAACAGCAATTGCGTCCCAACTTGGTTTACCAGCATAGTTGATTTTACTGTTGTAAATCTCAATTACTGTATTGGTAAAAGTTACGCTAGGACGAGCACAATCCGAGACTTGCTTGGTCATTTCTGTTGTCGGAGTACTTACACCAAAGTTTTCAAAGTTCAGACGGAATCTGTACTTTAATTTTGGCATTAACAAACCTTGCGAGCTTGCGCTTTGGTCTGATGCTAGTGGTACTGTAAAATTTGATAAGGCTGCGATTGCCATAGTATTCTCCTAATTATTTTCCAAGGCCTTTGATTGCGCCAGTATTTTCTAAACGTAGTGGAATGTAGATAAATTCAACTGCTTTCACTGGTTCAATAGCAATATCGACATAAAGTTCATTACGATCGATACGGGCTGGTGTATTGTTACTTGTGTCACAAACTACAAGATAGTCATACAAGGCACGTTCTGCTGTTAGTTCCAACAATAGTTTTTCAACTTGTTGTTTCATTTCGTTACGTGTTATTGTATCGTTTGGTTCAAACACAAATGGTTTGGCCAACTGGTTCAATTGGTAACGTAGATAAATTACTAAACGTGCCACGTTGATACGATCTAAACTGCTGGCAATTAATTGACGTGTCTTTTGACCGTAACATACTAAACCTGTTCCAGCAATATATGTAATTGGATTAACATGGATTGAAGCCAATGTATCACGTTGTCCAGTGTTCAACGCCACTGTATGGAATTCTCCAGACTGTGCATCTACATAGCCAACTGAGCTGGCATTTGTAACACCTCCACGACGTACACCTGCTGGTGCAAACCATGGATAAGAAACATTGTCACTTAGCGCAATTGTGCGTAGCATGATATGACTTGGTGGAACAACCACATTGTTACCACGTAGGTCTGTAGTATAGCCCCATGGATAATAAACTGCTGTGTAAGGATCTGTAGCAATCAAACCGTCTTGACCGTCTACTGCGGCTAGCATAGTGTTGTTGCCCCAGTTGCTTAAACTTGTAGCATCTGGAGTTAAACGTGCCGGACTGTCTGCAACAATAAATGCTGTTTGACCGTTATCTGTATTTAGACCAATCAATTCGCTAACTGTTTCTAAATAGCCAGGGCAAGTTAACAAGTTATAGATAACTGTATCTGGTTGACGAATATTTTGATTTCCTTGAATCAATGCGTTCAATGCTTGTAACACAACAGCACGTTGAGCTTTACGTCCAAACTGACCAACTCCTTTTACATCATTAGCGGCATCACTTACCCAACGATCTGGATAATAGTTAGTTTGTGCTTCGTTGGCTTTGCGAATGTTTTGTCCTGTTACATTAACATAACCTGACACGTAACGCTTGACGTTGAAACTTGAACGGCGTAGATTGTATAACAGTATACCTTTTGGATATAGTGCAGGATCCGGAGCGTCAAAATCTAAATAATTGCTTGATAATAATGACACTATGGAATCTGGAGCGCCTGCACCTGTTTGAATTGTTGAGCTTGTGCTGTTGTTGTTCCAACGTGCATCAGCAAAAACAACACCGTTTGCAGTTACTTGATCAGTACTATCAAGCAATACCCACTTTTTGGTCAAGTAGTTGTATTTGTAAATTTCTGGCCATTCTTCCAAATTGCTTGAATTGATCCACAAGTCACCGTTAGCTAACGGTGTGCTATCGCTTTGCATGGTTGGTTGTGTAGCTGAAATAATTGGACCATTTGGATCTGTTGTTGTTCCGCCCACTTGATTCTGTGTGTAATTTAAATAGCCAACCCATGCTGAACCGTTGTTGACCATGATATCAACATCACCGATATTGTTATTATACCACAATGTACCATCTGCTGGAGTTGTAGTAGGTGGACTAAAACTGGCCACTGCAAAACCTGAACCATTAACTGTTGCGGCCCACTGTGTAGCAATGTATTTGTTTGCTGTGCCTGTTGGGTCAGCATAGAAGTTTGCAGTTGTGCTTGTTGAGAAAATCTTAGCCAACGGTGTGCCTGAACCATCAACAAAACGAATGTCGCCGCCAGCTAAATGACTGATTGTAATTACGTTTGTAGTAGTATTCAATGTAGCAACAATGTTAGGATCAGATGTTGCGGCTGTGAAAGCTGTTAAAAATGCCTGAGCGTCACCTAATGCAACACCAGTTGTTGTAAATGTCACAGTCACTGAACTAGATAATGTGCTAGAACCAGTTACACTGTGTTGTTTTGTAAAGCTGTATGTTGCGGCAGGGAATGTACTGCTAGTAATTACTAAAGAAACAATATTTGTAGCGCCTACTCCAGTACGTCCATAGATCTTGAAGTTGGCCAATGCTGATGAACTTTCTGCATCATTGTATTTTACATAAACTGTTCCAACTGGCAAATTAATACCGCCGCCGGTTGCATCTAGTGTAGCTAATGCAGACTGGTTGTTAGCAAATAATTGTACTTTTTGTGGTAACCATGTGGCCGATGCGGCGTTGTATTTCTTGATAAACCAGTTAGCACCTAAGTTAACATTGGTAGACTTGATCCACACACTACCTGTTGGAGCACCGCCTTGGTAACCTGTTACATCATAGTAGCCGTACAACGGAATTTGATAATGCGGAGCAATTGTGAGTGCAGGACATAGATATGAACTAGCAACAATACCTAATGGTCCTGGAGTACCAATGCTTCCAGTTAGTGTACCAGACAATGTCAAACTACCATTTGTTTTGCTTGAATATGTGCAAGTACCATTTGAATATAAATTCAAATAACCGTTAACTACTGCGGCATTGATTCCGCTTGCTGATAATGCTGTGTTGATAGCTGTTGCTAACGCTGATACAGTCGTTACACCAGTAACAGTTGTGCCATTAATGATCAATGTATCTGTATTGCTAATTGTGGATGGAGCGGCTGCCGCTGTAACTGTTGGCCAGCTAGCTACCCAGTTTGAAGTACCAACTTCAACCCATGTACCAGCACTGGTATTGGTTTGATATTTCTTAAACCATAACTTGTTCCAGTTTGTTACACTAACAATAGCATAATCGCCTAGGCTACCATAACTAGGCAACGGAGCGTATGTGCTGTTATTAACCAAGTTGATATCAGTAATCACACTTAGGTTCATTGCGGAACCTTGATCTGTAAAGATCTGGCCACCTGTTGTTGTAGCACTGGCACTGTTCCATTGGAACACACCAAAATGTGTATCGGCAATATCGAACCAGAATGTACCATCTGCTGGTGGCGCAGCCGGAATAGTTGTTTGTCCGATAAGTTGTGACGTGTCTATGTCAGCACGTACAACGTATGCACGGTTGCTTACTCCTAAGAAGCTGTATGCGGCTTCTAAACCATATTCATTCAACTCGCCAGCATGTACTGGATTGTTTTGTGCGTCTGTTTGGAAGAAAGGAATTCCAAATGTTGCGCCTAAATCTGCTTGACTGGTTAGCAAATAAACTTTGCCAGCATTTGCTTTTAGTGTGCCGGGTGCTATTCCTGTTCCAGCACTGTTCATTTTGCTTTCTTCCGAAGCAACTATAATAAGGGGTACGGTACCGGGTGCGGCTGGTGTATAGAACGATTCGTCTATTACTGTTACGCTAATTCCTGGTGAACTTAATTGAGCCATTGTGTTATCTCCATGAGTACATGTTCTTAATGTATTTATAGCATTTTGGCAAAATGGTGCTTATATAAGCGTTCGAAAAGGCTTTAAAAAGGCTTAAATAAACTATGAGACCTTTGTGTTTGTGCGGAAGAGCTCCGGTAGCCATCAACTACTATAAATTGGGTAAACCTTTTTATAGAAGTCAGTGTGGACTATGCATACGTGGAGTTAAGATACCTAGATGGCAGTATGCTGGATACAAAATAAAAAACACTTGCGATAAATGTGGGTTCAAAAGCCCACATTTAGAAGTGTTTAATGTGTTTCATGTGGACGGAGATTTGAATAACTGCCGTCCAACCAATCTCAAAACTGTGTGTTCAAACTGTCAGCGGACTCTTCACAAAGATGGCGTGAAATGGCGTCAAGGGGATCTTGTCCCAGATTTATAAGAGTCTGCACTTGAGAATACAAATCATCAATACTGCCATCGTTATTCAGTATGGCATCAAAACTAGTTCCTACCCATGCAGTTTCACTGGCATGGATACCCAATTTTTGAATACGTGTTTTGGCCATCATGTAATTTGAACAACGATCGCCGGCATTCATATCTGCGGCATCCTTGTACCACTCGGGTTCTGGCCCTCTCTTTACTCGAATAACAATCCCGCCTGCGTTATGGATACTTTTAATTTCATTAGGAAACCGACAATCACTGATAACTATGTTGTCTTTTGAATTACGCAATTTATTTTCTAGACTAGCAATCCAAATATCGTCGTGAAATGCTTTACGGCAAACTTCGGTGCCCCAATACTGCAAAATCCACCTTGGAGTTAGTTCAGGCATGTTTAATCGTTCTGCCCACCACGGGTCTACTTGTTCTCGCCATGCACGAGCTTGTGTTGTACGACCTTCAAGCATGGTTCTATCCCAACCAAATACCTGTGCTACTGCATCTTTGAGACTGTTGGCAAACGATTCTCGTCGATAACCATGAAAGTTTGTAAGATAATCTGCAATAGTATCTTTGCCAGAACCAATAAAACCGCATACACCAATAATCATAGCGTCCCCTAATAGTAACGCTAGTATATAACAGTTTTATTACAAGGTCAAGAAATTTCTTAGCCAGTTATGAAATAATAGCCCGTTCCGCCAGCGGTATAGTCCATTAGTTCTTTGTCTAATCTTTCCAATTCTTCTTTTGCTTCGGCAGCCAGTTTATCGCCATTTAATGTAATAGCCGAACCAGGGCCTGCAATAGATCCAAACTTGCCGCGGGCTTGTGCAAGCATTGATTTACAAGTTGCTAGAGTATAATCACGCAACCACTGTTTGGCATAAATGTCTTGTAACAATACCCAGTCTGGTCGGAAATTATAACTCTGTACAAGAATTTGCTCGCCTTGAGCAAAAGGTCGTTGAAGAATATCTAGCAAATGGGTAGTAGGTTTCCATAAAAATTCAATATAGCTACCAAACATACGTCCTACCAGTTTTTGATAGCCGGCGAAAGCATCATAAGTTGCTAGACCTCCCATCATACTACCTGACATTAGATAAGTGTTTGTGTAGGCTAGATTAAACGGTTCAAATAAAGTACCGCCTGCACCAATACCAGTTCTTGAGCCAATAGCTCTACGAAAAACTTGACGGACTGTGATAACTTCATCAGGTAATCTGTATTCATTTTGATCCTGTATTAGTTCCAAGAATAGATAGCTTTCTTCTACAGCATTTGGACTTTTTTGACGGTAACGATTTAACGCCTTGTCCAAAGAAGTTTCATAGTGTACAGGGTCTAATTCTACATCAATCATACCATCACCCAGCATGGTTCTGACATAGTCAAAAACTTTGTTTCTTTCTGCGGTTGAACTTGACTGAGTTGAAGGTGCTAAATCGTCCATATTTTACTCTCCTTACATATTTATCTAACGATAAATATCATATGCCACGTTTATCCTTATACAAACCAGAAAAAGGCAACGACTATAAGTTTATAGATCGTCAAGCCAGCGAAATGTTCCAAGCAGGCGGAACTGATGTGTATTTGCACAAATATATAGGTGTGAATACTACTCCAGAAAATGCCACTGCGGACCAACCTTTATACGCTAACACTTCGGTAACAAACATACAAGATTTGTTATTTTTAGAAAACCGAGATGGCACGTATGACACACAAGTTTATAGGATTCGTGGATTATACAATGTACAAAATATTGATTTTAATCTAAGTCTATTTGGCCTGTTTATTGATAATGACACCTTGTACATGACAGTGCATATTAATGATTTTATAAAATACATAGGTCGTAAACCTATAAGCGGTGATGTGGTAGAATTACCACACCTGCGAGATGATTTTGCCCTTAACGATTTTGATTTTAGTTTGCCAAGATATTATGTTATTGAAGATGTAGGCC